ACCGCAAAAAAAGAAAAAGAATACAAAACTCATGGAGTCAACTCTTAAAACAATCAAACATAAAGAGATTGTGCGTGACGCTTTGTGGCGTGGCATGGTTGACGGTATAGCTTTCTATTACTTTGAAACCACAAAAAGACCATTATCAAATGAAAAGGTAATGCAAAGATATGATGTTGATAGAATATGCGAGATTAATGAATTAGGTATTAATACCGCTATCATTTCATTAGACCCAGATTATACAAAAATAATTGGGATAAGAAATTCACATTATCAATTAGCATTTGATATGTCATATTTTGATAACTATGAAGGTGAATCAAGAGAAAGAAAATTACGGAAGTATCCAAAAGAAATAAGGGATGCTTACAGACAAGGTAATAGACAAAAATGGAAAGTCCTTGACCCAACAAAAACAATCGTTCACAAAGTAAGAAGTAGTCGAGAAGAGCCATGGGGTAGACCTCTTGTATTAGCGGCGATAAACGATATTCTTTATGGTGATTATTTTACTGACACAAAAAGAAATGTGTTAGATGAGATTAATAACAGGATTATTTATCAAACTTTCCCAGAAGGAAAAGATAAAGGTACTTCTGCTCTTTCTAAAGTACAACAACAAAACCAACACGATAAAGTTAAAGGGGCAGTAATGAACAAGAACAATCGTGGTGGCATTTCATTCTTCTCTGTAGCCGCAGGAACAAAAATCAATTCGATTGAAGCAAGTAATACAGATATCTTCGATGTTAAGTATGAATCAAATTTGTATGAAAAGATTTCAACTGATTTAGGTATTGCGGCATCATTACTGAATGGTTCTGGTTCAGGAAACTATTCTTCACAAGTAAACAACTTAGAGTTGTTAAGTTCTCAAGTATTCCAATGGGTAGACCAAATACAAGAAGAATTAAATAAAGTAATTAATGCAAATATTATTAAAGACCGAAAGAATGAAGTCGAATGCAGATATTTACCAACAACATATGTCAACCAAAAAGAAATGGTTGCAAATGCGAAGGATTTATATCTACAAGGGAAAGGTTCTTTATCTCTTTGGGCAAGTGCTGTGGGAATTTCTCCTGAAGTATACTTTGCATTATTAGACCAAGAGTTAGAAGCAGATATAGAAAATAAATATCCTGTACACAAAACAAGTTACACCTATTCTGGTGATGATAACAATGGCGATAAGACTGGTGGTAGACCAGTAGATGATGATACACAGAATCCAAGTACATTACAAACTAAGGCAAATAACACAAATGGAGTGCCTGCGCCAAGTACAGATTAGGAGGTAGAACATGGCTTATTATTTATACAAAGGGGAAGAAGAACGCCAAATGCAATTCATGGTTGATACAGAATCAGAAATGAGTGACCTTCCTACAACTTCTAAAGTTGGCGCAAATGGGCATGATGCTGTGAGCGCAGGAAGTATCGCCGTGTGCATCGAAAGTGGTGAATTTTATATTCTTAATTCATCTGATGAGTGGACAAAGCAATAAGGGGGTGTTGGTATGGATTTATTGACACTTGCTATGGCGAAATCTTTGTCTGGTGGTAAGAATATCGGAGTTGATAGTAGTAAATCAACAACCGAAAAAACTTATTACAACTTTACATTAGACGATATTAAAAAAGGAAAACCAATTATTATTGAGGTAGAAGGCACATCTGATACCTATTATTACCCTGATAAGATTGTTGTCGCCAAAGACGCACAAGGCAAACCAACAACATTGACTGTTCATGTATCAGATTCACAATACAATGAAACATTCAATATTGATGAGAATGGTGGTTTATATAAATCATGCATTATTACATATAAATCTGAGGATGGAAGCACAACGCTTTATACCGAAGAAGTGTGTGTAGGTGGCGAAGGAACAAAGGAAAATACTGAAACAAAAGATTCAACTGCTCAATATGATTATGTAGCAGATGGATGGTCACTGACTGCAAGCTCTGCACATGATGATGATGCACTTAAAAATGTAGTTGCTGACAGAACTGTATATGCATCGTTTGATGCGATTTTAAGAAGTTATGATGTTTTCTTTAATAACACAGTTAGTGTGACGGATGAATCAAATAACAATATGGTAGATGAAGATGATGACCTGATGAATGAAGAAGATGGCGTTCTTTTAGAGAAACAACATCTGTATTACGGTGATACACCTGTTTATACAGGCGATACACCAACACAGGAAGAAACCGATACCTATAGATATGAGTTTGATGATTGGAATCCAACAATAGAGGATGTTACAGGCGAAGCATCGTATCAAGCCACATATACAAAAATTGAAAAATAACTTGTTATAAATCGGAAGCCTCGGCTTCCTTTTTATATATAAATTTATGTCTTACAGGAGGCACTTGAAATGAAAACTTTTGAACTTTCAAAGAAAGTATCAAAAAATGGTCGCAGACATTTCAAGGTTATACTTCATGAGATATACCCAGACTCATGCGTGGATGAGGTTAATGGTGTAGCGGATGAGTATAACGCAAATGGTATTTCTTGGATTAGGGAATATTGCGAAAAAGCCTTGCCTTACATAGAAGGAATGAGTCTTAGATGTGAATTCCTCGATTCAGAAAGGACAATCCTGAATGGGCATGGCGAAACAGAAATAAAGGATGGATTACCATTATTTGAAAATGCCGATGTAATCGGTCACTTCGAAAGAGGATACATTACAGACATTGAAACTGATGAAGGTATCAAAACTGTTTGTATCGGAGAAGGAACTATTGATGGATTATGCTATCACAATTTCTGCGAGAAGTTGGAAAAGGATATTGAAGATGGTAATGCTCCGCAAGGCAGTGTAGAAATCTTGAAGACTGGCGATAATCCAACAATTATCTATAAGTATGGCTATAAAGATTTTGGTCGTATTCCAATGGTATTTGAATATAGTGGTTACGCCTTGCTTTCAATTTTACCTGCTGACCAGACAGCAAAGATACTTGAATTAAATAACAATGTCAATGAGGAGGAAAAAGCGATGGGCGAGAATGAAATCAAAGCTATCGTATCTCAGGTTGTTAGTGAGATGAACTCCGCAGCTGATGAAATCAACAAAATTCGTGAGGAATGCGAAAAGCGTATAGAAGAAACACAGGCTATCGCTAATGACTTCCAAAGCGAAGTTAATCAGCTTAACGAGCAGATTGCTGACCTTGAGTCAAAGATTAATGCGCTGAACGAGGCTAATGCAGCTCTTACTTCTGAGAAAGAAGCACTTTCAAGTGAAGTAAATGAACTGAAAGGAAGTCTTGAAGAAGCACAGAAGAAAGAAAAAATTGGCGAACTGAACGCTGCTATCAATGAGTTTACGGATGAGCAAAAGGCTTATGCACAGGCTGAAATTGATGCGTTCAATGAAAATCCGCTGACAAGTGAAATCAATTCTGTTGTGAATAAGATTCATGCAGAGATTGGTAAGAAATATATGGAAGAAGCTAAAAAGGCTTCTGAAAATGACGAAGTTGAAGTAGAAGATATTTTCTCAGAAATCAATGAAAAGAAAGTTTCTGAAGAGGATGTTGATATTTTCTAATTGATATTAGGAGGAAATAGAAATGATTAAAGAACGTACGCTCGGTATGATGGATGTTGCTAAAATTAATCCTGTTCTTACCTCTGTTAGTGCAGTAGCTAACTATGCTTTCATCGTTAGCGATGGCGTAACATATCTTGTTTTACAGGATGTACATGGCGATGACGCATACAAAGAAGGACTTACATTCCCTGCAGGAACATACCTGAATGGTTATGATGTATCCGCTTGGGAAAATCAGGAATTAGTTGCTGACGAAAAACATATTTCTTATGGTGCAGGCGAAGATTATGATGACATTGTAGCAGGTACTACTCTTTTCACAATCAAAGCTGATGGCACTCTTGAGATTGCCGATAGCGCACCTAAGACACTTGGAACAGTTTACTTCAAGGCTGTTGGAAAGACAACTCTTACAGAGAAAGCTGTTATCCTTAAAGTTTATGTTGTTGGTGACGCAACTGAATAATTTGAATTAAATAGAATTACATAATACATAATGAACTTATTATTGCGGAATAATCCGTATTTAGGAGGTTTACAATATGAACACTACATATGAACTGAATAACCTTCGCAAAGACATTGATTACCTTAACAGAGAAATCCGTAAGGGTTCTGTAGTGTCTGAGGTATTCTCTGCGATGGTTAACGGCAAAGATGTTGGCACTATTAAAGGTGCAGACAAGGCTGTTAAATATATTAAAAACCTTGGTGAACGTGCAGAAAATGGAGATTTCAGTGCTGTTGCTGAACTTAACTCTCTGCGTAGAATTGAGATTGAGACACCTTTACTTCAGGAAATCCAACTGCTTTCCATCTTTGGTTCTTATCAGCAGGTAGGATTTGATGAGACAATTGAACGTGAAATCTATCATCATGTTGGCGAGCGTTCTCGTGAACAGGCTAATGGTGGTGACGTAGTATTTCCTGCTATCTACAAGGAAGTTTACCCTGTTCCTACATTCACTGTTTCTGGTGGATATGCTGTAGATTATCGTAGAGTTGCACTTGGCGATATGACTAAGGAAAATCAGGGAATGGAGCAGGTTCGCATCGACATTATGAACAAGGCTAAAAGAGCCATTATCAAGAAGGTTTATACTTCTATTCATAATGCTACAGGTGTTAAATACATCCATGAACATGCAGGTCTTACCAAGACTGGTATGGATACCGTAATCGGAAAGATTCGTAGATTTGGTCGTCCTACTGTTATCGGTGACTATGCTATTCTGACTCAGTTTACACCATGGGCAGGTTATGCTGCTAACGTAGCTGTTGGCGGAAGCACAGCTAACATTCTTAATGTTTCTGAAAAGGTTATGAATGAAATTCAGCAGAATGGAATCCTTGGTATGTACAATGGTGCTATTCTTGCTGAAATGACTAATCCTTATGATGAAACTCAGTTAAATACTGCAGGAACAGACTTTGAGACAATGCTTCCACAGGGTCTTGGATTTGTTGTTCCTACAGGTGGAGATTCTCCGATTGCTACATATTCTCGTGGCGGATTAACATCCTTTACAGGTAATAACGTAAAGAATGGTAGAGTTGAAACACGTTTCGACCTTGAAGTAGGATGCGATGTAGCTAAAGGTCAGGAATACAAGATTGGTATGTTCCTTGATACCAACCTGACTACTTTTTAATTAACTCTTAATTGTTAATTATATAACGATAAATTTGTGGGATAACTACCCACCTCTTGATAAAAGGAGAGGATTGTTTATTCAGTCCTCTCCTATTCTAATGAGGTACAAATATGGACAAAAATGATAACTTCTATTGTTATTCATTAAAGCTATACCATTATTTGTGCGCTTTCAATGAAACTTGTTATGCTTCAAAAAAGAACTCGAATAGCGGAAGTCGTTATTGGGTATTCAAAAAATCTGACAGGTTGGATAAACTTATCAAATCATATAACGAAGCTAAACATAAATATTAGTTGATATCAATTAAATTAGTTGAAATGAGGTATTAATATGGCAAGAAAATCTACGGCAAATTCAAAAGAGGATATTAAAACTAATATTCCTGAAACGCCAGAAGTTGAAACGGTAGAGGTTGAAACGCCTTTAAATTTGGAACAGCAAGTAACACTTAGAAGTATCGCAGGATGGGGAACAGGCTTTGCAAGAATTTTAACAATAGGTGATGTTGAAATTCCGAAGCGAGGCTCAATCAGATTATCAAGAAATGAAATCATTACTCAATCTTATAGTGGAAATAGACTAATTAATGGTACTGATTCAAGAGGTTCACACGCAACACTTATT